CACCCTAATAAATTATCATACGATGAGGATGATGATAAAAATGATCGTATTATTAATATGTTCTCTGATAAAATTAAAAAATACAGAGTAGTTGTACGTGGGTGTGAAGGTTCTATTCAAATGGCTATTCTACAAAAAGATGATAAAACAAAATATTCATACAGTGATCTACAGGATAATATTCGTTCTAAAATGTATGTGGCAGGTGATTCAAGTACTTATACTTCTTGTACTTCAAGTACTCGTATTGGAATTATCATGGATATTCTGCGACTTACCAATAAAAATGACATTCCTATTCTTCGAAAAAATGATTGTACAAATGATGACAGTGGCGATGATCATAGACGTCTTCGTTATGAAAATCAATATCGACAAGCATGTAAAGTGTCAGATCTTTCAAGTGTATTTGATCTAAATCAAATTAAATACATTAAAAAAAATAATGTATTTACTATTACTCATCCATTATCAAAAAAAATAATTCGTTATACAACTAAAACATATAAGGTATATTCTAATGGAAAATGGATAGATAACATTTACAAAAATGATATCATCAATTGGTATAAATCATCTATTGAAACAGCCACCGGATTTGAGCATATGTGGGATATTAAGTAGTAAAGTATAAATATCTTATTTATTGCACTAAACCAACAATCTCCTCATAGGACTTTGCTAGCTCTTCCATTTCTTTATTTTTATCCTCATTGTTTGGATTCAAATATGGAAACTGCTGATAATAGATTTGTAGTTGTTCTTTTGCTGCCTTCAGTTTATCCTGCAGGGATACATTCTTTGCACTGGTTGATTTCCATTTTACATTTTCTGTTTTTAGATCAATTCCAAATCGTTCTCCATGCGATCCATTTGATTTGATATACCATACATGTTTTGGAATTTCATCTACCGTTACTCCTGAATCGGCAGGAAGCTCAATGCGTCGTTCTTTTTGTTTCTGATTTATATTTTGCGCGGATTGTGTAACAAGACGAAGGTTTTCTTTACGATTGTCTAGTCCATTGCGATTGATGTGATCGATTGATTCTTTTGCGCCCTGTCCTGGAAATCCAATTCGTCCCATTACCATATTATGAAGATAGAGTTCCTTTTTTTTACCATCAATTTGTAATCCATGACTAATGTATCCATTTGCTACATAATGCCAACTATAGTCTTTTACTTTAATAAATTCTTCTCTGTCAATAAGACCTTTAATAAAGCCATCATTAAATCTAATTTTCATGATGGTATATTCCTTATCATGATATCGCACATGTATATACACAATATCATGTGCCGGCTTACCTACACGACCTGTAAATTGAACTGTCTCTTGTGACTTGATTTCCATTTTGAATGTTTATCTATACTCAAAATACGAAATATTTTTGTCAATTTTACACATATACGAAAATAACAAATATAATGTATTCCACGCCGGGAGGAATGGAAACACTCTAATTGCTATAAGCAAGACCACCCCAAGTGATCATTCCCTCCATGTTTCCAAGGAGGCTGGACTGTACCTTAGGCAACCTCAGGTTGATTAGACCTTCATTGATTACCGATGCCTTTGCAGTCTCTGAAACGGTTCCATTGCCTATCATAGCGGCGTTAGGAACTCGCCTGCGGATTGCCCAATCCTTTGCGTTTTTACTGTGTCCGAGGTCATTACCCTGGATTCTCTTAGATGTTTCCAAAAAAGAGTAGTAGCAAAGGTTGTAAGGGGTTTCCCGCAACCAGGTCATCTTGCAGTCTTGGATCTCTCCAAAACCACTAGCTAGTCATACTGTTTGCCCCTGCTTGTTGGCAGGGCAGCTAGCTCTTGAGCACAGGTGATTTGCTAATGCAAATCCGTACAGTAACGCAGCGCAAGCGTTTAGTACGAAGTTAATGCCCGACATAATACGAAGAACGTTGTAGTTGGTGGCGTACACGCGAACAGTCGACGACAGGTTGGTGCCGACGGCGTTGTTCGAGACAGTCAACAGCAGCGTGGTGTTGTCAATACGCGACAAGTTGCATGTGCCCGAGGGTTGGTGCTGCTCTGGCTGGAGAGCGAACGAGTACACGTTGATGCCAACAGCTGGGATGTTGGTGTGGTGCTGGTACGGCTGGACCCAGTTGAAGTAGTTGCCATCGCGAACCGAGAAGCGGTCGTGGCCGTTGAGCTGGAGGAGACCAGTGATGGTCGGGTTCTTGCCGGCCATACCCTCAACACGAGTGACGGAGTAACCCGACTCGAGCACGCAGCGGTCCCACCAGTCCGAGTAGTTGAACGGCTGCTGACCCTTCCATGGGTTGATGATGTTGTCGTCGCACGACACGAACGAGTCACGCTGGACGACCCAGATGAGCTCCTTGCATGGGTGGTTGAAGTTCAGCTTGAGCTTGTTGGCCGAGGAGGTGATCGACTCACCACCAGTGAACTGCAGAACATCGATGAGGTACTCGTGCGAGACCTGGGCGAACTTGCGACGCTCATCCGTGTCGAGGTAGATGTAGTCGACATAGAGAGAGGCGGCGGCGAGACCGCACTGGCCGACACGGTTGCGGATCGCGTGGGGGTCCGAGGAGTTCGAGTAGTCCCAGCAGACATTGTTGAGGGTGTTGAACTCGAGGTTGATGCGGACCTCGTGGTACTGGAGGGCGATCAGCGGCAGAGCAAGACCTGGGTTGCGGCAGAACCAGAACTGGAGCGGGATGTACAGGGTGTACATCGGGGCGCACGAGGTGATGACCTCAGAGGTGAGGGGCTCACCGCCATAGCAGTCGTTGTCGCAAGTCGAGCCACCCTGGTACAGGAGGTTCGTGAGCTCGGGCACATTGCCAACCATCTTGGCATAACCGGCCTGCTTGCCAGCCTCCTGAGTGAGCTCGTTCCAAATGTGGAGCCAGTCACCATACTGCTTGTCGATGCGCTGACCACCGATCTCAATCTCAACATAATCGATGATGTTGTGACCGATCCAGTTGAGCCAACGGAACTGAGCGCCAGAACCGTCCGTCACCTGCAGCTGAACCTGCGGCAGGGTGGCCTGGAGGTACATGCGGTGGATCAAATCACCATTGCGCTGAATGGTGCAGGTGACCTTCTTGCCGAAGTTCGGGGCGCCGTTAAACGGGTTCTCGATGGACTCCATGGCAAAGTTAGTGTGGCGGCGGTACACCACCTTGAAGAAAGTGATCTGCGGGTTGCCAGTCAGGTACACGTCCTGGGCGCCGTAAGCTACAAGTTGCATAAGACCTCCACCTGTCATCTTTTTTTTATACTTAGAGAATACAAAATAATTTTGGGAAAACACATTTTTTAGAATTTGGCCGGGATGATTTTTTTGATCTTATTTTCATTTTTAGTAAGTAATTATAATATCAAATATGCTTCTTTCAAAATATAACAATTCAATGCGAGTTCATCAGCACCAATCCTCAATATTCTCATGGACGATTGGGTAAATGGATCATCGATCCTCCTCCGTATGCATTTTTATAGGTTTCAAACGCGGTTATAAACAATCAACCGCGGATTCATGGCAGGAGGGGTTTAAAACCATTCCGCACATACCGTATAAGTACACTGATGAGTGATAGTGCGTTTTTTAAAGTAAAGAGCTCTAAGCGAAGCAATCCAGAAGCTCGTACCACGCTCGATGCCATCCATAATCAGAAAGTTCAGACCATGATGGAAGAACGAGAAAACATCGCACAGTATAAAGAAGATCTGGTCCGTCTTCAAAAGAAAATCAAAGAGGCAACCTCTGATATGGAAAGTTGGAGATTGGAGCGCGATGCTGAATTGCTAGAAAAACGGATTAAGTCTATTGAGAATGGGACAGAAGTAATGGATTATTATCTTCGAACAGGTGACATTCTCTATAATTATTATGATATCCAAGATCAAATCCAGCAAGGTACCGCAACATTTACTTCCAATAAGGCAAAACCTGGATCCATTTTAGCTATTTTAGAGGAAGTCGCTCAAGAGAAAACACAGGATGTGGAGGATACTCTTCGCTCCTTTCGGCTGGATTCCAGTAATGATGGTTCTGAACCCCTTCCATCCAATGAAAAGAAGAGCTTTCAGCGCCATCAGCTTCTCAATGAATATTTGCATTTGGAGGATCCTGCCATGGGGCGAAACAATCAGGATGAATATGATGATCCTTGGACTCTATGCGAGCGTTGCGGAAATGAAATGAATATGTGTTTAAATGAGGCCAATCTCACATGCGCAAAATGCGGACATCAGGAATTTATTTTGGTCGATAGTGATAAGCCATCCTATAAGGATCCCCCTCGAGAAATTTGTTATTATGCCTATAAGAAAATTAATCATTTTAATGAATGGCTCGCGCAATTTCAGGCCAAAGAAAGTACTGAAATTCCCGCCGATATTTACGATGAGATCTTGATTCAACTCAAGAAGGAGCGCATCACAAATATGGGTTCTCTCAAGCCCACAAAGTTGCGTGAAATTCTTCGGAAAATGAAATGCTCGAAATATTACGAACATATTCCTCATATTATTAATCGTCTGAACGGCCAACACGCCCCGTTTATGTCGCGTGAAGATGAAGAAAAGTTGCGCCATATGTTTCGGGAAATTCAACCATCGTTCAAGAAGCATTGCCCCAAGGGTCGCCGAAACTTTTTGTCGTATGGATATGTACTCTATAAGTTTTGCGAATTGCTCGAGATGGATGAGTATCTGGCTTGCTTTCCTCTTCTCAAAAATCGCGATAAGTTGTATTTGCAGGACAAGACATGGGAGTTGATCTGTTCTGATATGAAATGGGGCTATATTCGTACGGTCT